TTTACTTTATATCCCATTGATTCTGCTATTTCGTATATGTTCTTTCTTTGCTTAGAATGTAATATTAAGTTTTCCCTAACTGCGTTATCAATGTAGTAGTTCAAAACATCACCTACATATGCTGCCATTTCTATAAACATCATACCAGGTGATGATTCATTAAAATCATTATATGAGTTAGGAAAATATATTTTTGCAAAATCAATAAGATTATTTCTTAATGATGCAAAATCTTTTCCTAAATATTTTACTTCTTTATTTAAAGGTTGTATATTTTCTGCCATTTAATTTCTCATTCTTGGTTTTCACCATTTGCGTTAACAAGTCCATATGTTTCATTTACGGAGATAAATGCCTCGTCAAAATTTTCTATATCATCTCTTAATGAAAACTCTATTTTTATCTTTAATATGTTCCTATCAATATCGTCTGGTGTCTCACTAATAATTATCTGCTTAATTAAAATATACCCCAACCATTGTTGAGCTGCTTGAATTATTGCGTCTTCTATATCTTCTCTTAATATTTCTGGTTTATTTGGTTCAAATAATATATTCCATAAATTAGAACCAAATGTAGGGTGCATCAACCTTTCACCTTTTCTCGTTAATAATAAATTAACAAGATTTGCTTTTGCTTGTTTTATTTGAGAAAAATTTCTTTTAAAATGACCTTGACCATCTGGTACGAAAGGTAAATCAATTCCCACTGCAGTAGAACTATCAAACTTAGATGCCACTGGACCAGAGGTTGCTGGTGGTATGTTTTCAGGTTCACCAAATAAATCTGGTTCAGGTTGATATTGTGCTTCAGCCATTATGGTCTAAACCCCCCTTCACCTTTCTTCTTCTCATCAATCTTTTTCATTAGTCCACTATAGTCTTTAGTTAGAGCCTTTGATACCGCATCTGGTAAGTCATCCATACTAACCCCAACAGACTCTGCCGTCTGTTGTGCTACTTGTTGTCTACGACCTTCTGGTGTATAGTCATTGTAACCCATCATACTTGCTAATTTAGAACGATTCATTCCTTGTGCATCTTGTGATGTAAAAGAAAGTTCTTGTTCTGTAGTTTCAGTTGGGTTTCCAATTGATTGAGCAGTTTCATTTAAAATGTCATTTAACATAGGATTGTCTTTTACAAACTGCTGTTTTTTTCTTGCAGGTTGTACATTTTTCATTCCTTGTTTCATGGTTTTTTCATGATTTATTTTTGGTTTCATAGCTTCTTGAATTGCTTTAGGAACACCCTTTTGTATTTCTTCTCGTACAATTTTACGAATTAGTGTTTCCAATACCTTTACTTGTTTTCCCATATTAACCTCCTATGGTATTAATTTTCCCTTACCGATTTCTATTCCCCATTTACCTTTGTTTGTCCCAGGTATGGGTGGAAATGGTGCCACTATTGTTGCTGGTGACGGAACGGGTGGTGGCCCTAAAACCGTACCTACTCCCGATTGTCCTGGCATACTCAACATCAAAGGGGCAAAGTGATTTCCTTCTATTTCTATACTATTAAATAGTTTCAACATAGCAGATGCTACTCTTTTTGCCATCTTTAATTGAGCAACTTCTATTGGTGTACCTGCTTTTGTCTCTGATTGTTCTTTCATCATATCTTTGTAATCTTCAATAAAATTCTTTAATGGGTCATCTGTTAATTCTGGATTACTTATTTTTCCTACGGCAATACTAAATCCAGTAGGGGGTATTAACCCAAGTGGACTAACAGTGCTTCCATTAAAGTATCCTGCGACAGGAGTGGATGGCCCGAATAACACTTTATTATGGTCATTGACTCCAATAACAATTGTAGTTTTAAAATAATTTTTTAATGCTTTTGCAAATTCTGTTGCTTGTAATTCTCTTGCTTGTTCTATTGTAAACCCTGGTCTTTTTGATTTTGTATATGTTACTACAAATGCAATACCAAGTAAAACCTCAATAGCAGGTCTTATAAACAGTGGTTTACCTATATGTTTTCCTCTTTCCGTTCCTTTTATCACATTCTGTGGTGCTGTTGTTACCCCAGGTGGAACTGATGGCATACCTGGTGGTAATTTTAAGTTAGGTAATTCTGAATCTCCTATGGATAGATGTGCTTGTGCAAATTTATGTATTACTTTTGCAAGACACACTCCTTTTAAAAAACATGCTGCTTCTACTGCAATACGAGGTGGTAATTTTGATTGTTGTTTGTAACATTTTAAAAAACCATCAATCATACCTTGTTTTAATGCTTCGTTTGTAACTCCAATTCCTACAGAATTAATTCCTGCTAAAGACTTTGATAGTTGGTCAAATCCACCCACACTCGGTAACTTTCCATCTTTTACTAATCCTTCAATATCATTATATCCATTTAGAACTTCTTCAGCAGTTTCAAGTGGTGTTTTTCTTGCAGTACTTCGTAGACCACCAGTAGTTTTTACTATAATCCAATTTGAAAAATTTCCTTCTGTTTCGTTATCTACACTTTCTATCTGTATTTCTAACCCACCACTTTCATAACTTGAAACCTTCCCAAGAAAAAAATCATCTTGACTACCACTAACCTCAACTCTTACACTTTGACTAACTACTAACGAACCACTAAATGGTTCTGTTAAAGTAAAGTCAACAATAGTTGGATGTTCTATTGGTATATCGGTTGTTGTAAATGAAGACCCACTAATAAGTGACATAAAATCTTCTCCTAATCAAGTGTATGATTTTTAGACAATATAGTTTTTAATTGTGTTTTTAATTGTTTATGTAATATTTCACCAGGATTTCCTGCTTGGTTTAGATGAGGGCCACCACCACCAACAAAGATATATTTTGGAATTGCATCTATTAACTTTGTTAATACATTTACAAGTTTATCTCCCTTCACCATAGGTTCTTTTGATGAACCTTCTCCAAGTGTACTTTTTGTTGCAACAAAGTCTGCTTTTGGTGTAGTCATTTTATATGATGTACCCATTTCTTCATCTTTATTATCAGATACAGTGCTCCAATTATTTGTTACATCTATACTCATATTACCAGTAGTTGCGAGTCCGATACCTTCTTTTGCAAATCCAAGTAATTTATTATTTTTAGCATTTAAAAGTATAGTACCACTATTTGCTTGAATCGTAGAGTTCTGTGTATCTCCTATCAAATCAAAGTTTAATGTCTTTAAAATAGCATCTTCATTGTCTAATTCTAAATAAGAAACATCTAATGAACTTGGTTGATTTTCTGTTAATATGATTGTTGAAGAATCTAAGTTAAAATCAGATGAGTACACATCCCTCGGTTCAAGTTCTGATGTTTTTTCTGTACTCTGTCCATTACTTATAATAGTAACTGGTTTTCCAAGAGTTTCCTCCGAACCCTCACTCCACCAATTTGGATTCTCTGATTTCACTTTATCACTTGAACCAAGTCTTATATGTTGACCAAACCTTCCTTCAAGTAAGACATCCCCTTCATAAACTTGTGTCCTCTTTATATCATCTCTTTCTGTAAAGAACTCTCCTAAATCTGATAATTCTTCTCCTTCTATAAATGGATTTCCATCTTCTGGTTTTTTTACACCTTCGGGGTCAACATCACCAGAGATGTCTGTTGATATATTTGGTAATGCGTTGTGATGTGAACTATTCCAAACATTTATATTAGACATATAATAAGAAATTTTTCTTTTTGTATTTAGAGTAGAATCACTACTTAAAAAATTCATTACTGGTACAACTTCACCAGGTAAGGGTATTTTCAGTATATAATCTTCTTACTATACAACAATTTAAATAACTTTTATCTGGTTCTCCATTATCATCTACAATTTGAAACTTTTCCAAATCTGCTATTGTTGTCAATGTGTGTAATACTTCAGCAGGTTCAATCTCGTAGAATAAGTCCGATTCGTTTATTATCTGCTGACTACCAACTAAAAGTTTATCAGATGAATTTTGTGGTATTGTTTTACTGGTCTTTTCTATATATGGTTTAGCCACTCGCAGATTCTCCCTCTGACCTTGAACTTACTTCATCTATTTTGTCTTGTACATCAAATGCGACTTCTTCTAATTCAGACATCAGTTGTTGTTTCTCCTCTTCAGTTATCATTTCATGCTCTGTACCACCAGTTCTTGCAGATGAACTAACAAGTCTCTGAACAATTGTTGCTATTTTTATTAATTGCTCATCATTTTTTACACCAACATCTAAATATTCCTTTATTAAAGGAACTACAATAGTAGCGTCACCAATGTTTTTAATTAGTGGTTCAAGTTTTTTTATTAATAATTCTATTTGGTCTTTCTTTTCAACAGAATTATCGTGAATATCTTTAAATAAAGATGATAGGGTTTTACCCTTAAAAATTTCAAAATCAGACATAATTTATTTTTCCATTATTACTATATATAAATATAAAAGGGCCTGAATAAGACCCTTTTTTTTATAAACTAATTATGTGAGTTATTTTTAAAACAATGAACTTATATCAACTTTCTTTCCTGCAAAGGAACCCGTTTGATAATAATTTTCACTTATTTTAAGATAATGACTCTTCATTGTGTTTACTACTTTTGTAATATGTTGAGTTTTAACATCTGTCATCTCACGAATCATGATATATAATGCTTTTTTATTAAAGTTCTCTAAATCACCTCTCCGTTTAAATAACTCAATTACTGCATCTGCAATCTGAATATCTCTCTTCTTACGAAATAACTTCGTTAAGTTCTCATCCCAATAACCAACCATATCATCAACAAACTCTTTCATAAAGTCTACACCTTCAACAACCTTTCTTTCTGATGTTAGATTTCTACCATAGTCAAGTGTGGTTAACTGGTCTGAGTTTTTGTATTTTTTATAGTTCTTATTGTTATTTAAAATTAAATAGTTTTTTGCAACAATACTAAAATAAGAAAATGCTTTTCCCTTACCTTTTTGAAACTTATGTATGTTTAAGACAAGAAAAGATACTACCTCATGTTTTACTTGTTCTGATGGTACATCAAAATAATAAAACTTAAATGTATGAATTATATTTTCTGCTAATTTCTCAAATGCAGCTCTAATATGTTCATTGTATATTCTGTTTCTAATATGTTGTGACTTGTCTGGGTCAAGGTCATTATATCTACATATTGCGTCTTCTGTTTCTTGTGTAAAGTACTGTTTCTTTTTTGCTTTTCTTGGCATTTTTACTCCGCTTCTAAGTTAAAGTATTTTGATAATTCATTCTGTAAATCTTTAATGTACTTGAAATAGAAACCTATCTCATCGTCTGAAGAGAAACTACCTCGTACATCAATTTCGTTTATGTTAGAGTTTGTGTCACTAACTTTTTGTTTGAGTTCTTCAATAAAAGTTTCATATTGTTCTACTTTTCTATTTAAGTTGTATATAATATACAACGAAATAATCAATAAAACAAGTAATATTATTTCTATTATCATTTTTTGTCCTTAAACAAATCACCAAATAAATCTTCCAACCCATCCCCATTTGCATTTTTTGCAACTGACTTGATATCTGTTTTCTTTTTATGTTTTACACCTATAGGTTTAGTTGGTTTTCCTGCTACACTTCTCTTCCATTGTTCATTTTCTATCTTTGTAGACATCGTATATGCGGTAGACTTGACTTTAGTCCATATTCTGGCATGTAACTCATTAAGTATCCCTTATTACCATCTTCATATAAACCATCAGTTAAACGAAGTGCTAAATATTCTTGTTCCGTCATATCTACTCCAAATTTCATAAGTAAATAACATGCTCTATCAGTTACGGTCATGTAGTTTAAGTTCTTATTAAAGTCATATATCTTACCTTGATTTATTCGGTGCCATTCTGATGGATTAGGTACATAATAATCTTGTTCCATATCACCTACTTTTCCTAAGTCATGATGCATCGCACAAAACACAATGTTCTCATCTGTCCAGTCTGGTGTCGCTCCCATCTCTTCCCAAACTTTTGCAATCTTAAGACATGATTCAGTAACATTAATAATATGCATAACATATCCACCTGGAAAAGCATTGTGATAATGTTCTCTTCCACTTGCTGGTGCATACATCATTCTATCTTGAAAATGTTCATACATCTTTGTTAACTTTTCTTTTCTTTCTCCCTCAAAGTATTGTGGGATGTAACCAACTAATTTATTCCAATTCTCAAGCAATTGTTCTGCTGATAATTCTAATGACATAATAACCTCTTTCGTTTTGTTTTATTCTTCTGTAGGAATGTATAAATCGTCCACTCCCTCTTCTTGTATGTAATCAATAACTTCTTGTACTAAATCCCATTCACCCTCTTCTATAGCCTCCAAGAGAGTGTTTATAATCCACTCGGTGTCCATTATGATTCTCCGTATGTTCCACTATGTATCATCTCTATTTGTTCACTTACTTCTTTTAATTCATTCACTATTTCTTGATGCCTTGTATCTTCTTTTTTCATAAAGGTTTCAATAGTTTTGTGATGAGTGTTTACAAGAGATTCAAATTCGGTGTCGTCTGTTAAGTTTGAATTTTTCATTATTGTAAGAAATGCTCTTGATACAGAAACAAGCATATTGATTTCTTTACCCAAATCTTTTACAAGATTGGTTAGATACTTTTGTTGTAGTTGTACCTTTTCAAGTAATAAACTTTCTTCTAATAATTCTGTGTTTTCCATATTATTATAAGTATCAGATAATTTCATCAACCACTCCTAATTCTATACATTCTTCTGCAGTTAAATATGTGTCTGCTTGTAATGTTAGTTTCCAAAACTCTTTGTCTTTCTTAGTTTTATCTTCTAATAATGTGTATATCTTTTCTAATAGTATTTCACTCCACTTTAGAGAATTTTTTACATCGGTAACCCTTCCATGTTCAAACATACTACCTTCGTGAAACATAACAGTGCTATTAGGACTAATATATCTTGTTCCAGTTCCACATGCTAAAATAATTGCTGCCGCTGACATTGCTCCACCTCTACAGATAGTATTTACTGGTCTATCCATAGAATTTATAAAATCAATAATTCCCATCATAGTAATTAAATCACCACCCAAACAATTTATCATAAGGTTTATTGGTTTTTGTTTTTCTTCTGGGTCGTTGAATCTAATTAAGGTTCTAACCTTTTGTATTAGCATAGGTAATGATTCTGTACCAATCTCATCGTCTAAATAGATAAGATTTGACTCGGCGTCAATTCCCCATTCAAGTTGTTTAAATGGAAACTCAAATGCCATTGCTAAATTAACGGAATCGTCTTGTGCCGTCACTTCTTCTTTTTGTGGTTCTTTTCTATCGTCATATAAACCCATTACTACCTCTTATTTTATTTTGTTAAAAAATTTATCTATTGGTAATGTTTCAAAATTACCAGTGTTTAATCTCTCAGTATACTGCCCCAAAAAGAAACCCCTAAACACTAAATGTATTGCTACAACTTCATAATATTTTAAGTAAGGAAACTCAAATTTCACTCTTAGAAAATCATCATAAAACCACCACAAAAATAATGTGGATAGTATGTAAGATATTGCTATATAAAAAAAGTTTTTCATACGAAATTTATATCATCTTCATTTTCTTTAACCCAAGAGGTGGGGTTTTGCTTCAATCTTTCCTGCTTCCGTAATCCGAACAAACTCACACTTTGCTTGAAAGTCCAAGATATTATTTGCACCAACATAAGAAAAAGATGAGCGGATACCATCACGAATATCAGATATAATACGGATGACTTTACCTTTGTACTCAATGATTTTAGAGTTTCCTTCCACATTGTTAGATTCTCCTCGGTCTGACTTACTATCAAGTGAGGCACTTCCCCTATATTTTTTGTAAAGTCTTTCATTTGGCCATTCTCCTTGTTTAATTATTTCTCCTGGTGTTTCTTTTGTCCCTGAAAATAACGACCCAACCATAACCGAGTCGGCTCCAAGACCCAATGACTTAGCCACATCACCCACATACCGAACACCACCATCAGAGATGACAGGAACACTATTATCGTTAGCAACGGAACAAACATCAATAAGAGCACTAACTTGAGGTACTCCGACACCAGTCCGGATTCTCGTTTCGCAGAGAGACCCATTTCCGATACCAACTCTAAGAGCGTCCGCTCCCCAGTCAATAAGATGCTTCGCTGCTCTCTTAGTGGCGATACTTCCTGCGATGACTTCCACATTTGTTTCATTCTTTATTCTCCTAATGGCTTCTTTAACTAACTTATGGTGACCATGTGCCACATCTATAAGTAGTACATTGCAACCATTGTTAACTAATTCTTTAGCTCTCTCCATATAGTCACCAGTTACTCCAACTGCTGCACATAATGGTCTTGTTGACCAAAAGTCTTCATCCTTTTTAGCTTCATCTGCAAACCAAAGTAGTTCGTGTAAATCTTCGTAATCAGATTTTGTTGGTGGTGAGTTCCAATGATATATACCTTTATACCATTCGTCAAAGATTCTATGGTGGTCTGTTCTATCCCTATCTTGGTCACCTATATTGTACCAACCATCCCATTTATTCCAAAGTCGTTTCATTTCTTTAGATTGTTTTTCTATAGACATAAATCTATGTATAACACCAACAGCACCTTGGTCTAATAATTGTGATGCCATTTCATATTCACAAATAGTATCCATTGGTGCTGCAACTATTGGTGTTCTATGTAATGTTGTTTTCTTTGTAAACTTTGTGTTCAAATCTGCATCTTGACGAGATTTTAATTCTGAATATCGTGGGACTATCTGGACATCATCAAATGTTAAGTTTGTTTTCATACCGAATATTCTCTTAATGCTTTTTTTCTGTCTTTACTACTCATCATTTGATACTCTACAAGTTCATTATTAATTTTTATCTTTTGTGAAAAGTTTATATGGTCATCTTTATATAAACTTTCTAATTTTTGTAATGATTGAATATACCCATAAACTGCCATATGAGTCAAGACTTTTTTTCTAATTTCTTTAGTTGGTTTATATTCTGTTTTAATTTCTTTATGTATAAACTTTTCTTTTGGTTCACTATATAAATTTTCATAGTATTTGTCTAACCACCTATCCCAACTTTGGTCTGAAAAAATACCTTTAGCAGTTTTACCACTACCAGTAGACCTTCTATCAAGTCTCTTTAGATTTTCAGATTGAGATTTTTTTATTGGTTGAACATAACCTCCAGTCTTATGTGGATATACTTGATGTGCTGAATACTTTTCTTCTCTACTACACTCAACACATTCTTTATAACCCAAGTGATATCTATAATCACTTATTTCTTTTTTACAACTTTGACATTCATTCATACCCTAAATATACAACATTTTTAGTATACGGGTCAAGTACTTTTTTTATTTTTTTTAATCTATAAACTCTTCGGCGAATTGAGAAATCTTTTTTGAATAGAAATTAAATTGTTGATGAAACTTCTTTAATTTTTTATAATCATTTTTATTAATAGCAACAACCATGTTATTCATCGTCCCTTTAACAATTGGTGCATATAACTTTATCATCTTAACTGCATCAACTGCTTCATTAATATAAAGAGGGTTTAATTTTTTAGGTTTGGAGTTTGATGATTCTTTTATGGACAATATAACTTTTTTTACTTTTTCAGAACCATATTTCTCTACTAATTCCTTGATATCATCATGTGTCACTTTTTACAATACTCCATAAATTATATCAAAATTTGAAAACTTTTTCTTTAGTAAGTTCATGAATGGTTTTTCCATATCATCTCTAACCATGCCAAGACCTCGTGGTAAACTTCCTACTACATCTTGTATGTCTATAATTCCTTGATAAAATTTCATATGTTGTTTACTACCAGCCAATTTAGCTAACTCATATCTGGCCATTGTATGATTATTATATTGAGTTAACATACGAATTTTTTCAATGTAAGCACCACCAAGTTCTTTTTTTTCTGTAAGTGGTTTTTGTTCCACTACTTTTACCATATCTTTTAGTTTAATCATAACTTTACTCTTATTCTTCTCATTTCTTTTGTAAAAATACTTTCATCTTTTTGTAAAAGATTTGAAATATCTTCACCCTTTTCATCTTGAACAACAAGTTCAACTCCAACTGGACCCATAAGCGCATTATCATTTTCCATTGCTCTAATAGAAATTTCTTTGCCATCTTTTAGATTGAACTTTATTCCTGTTGACTGAGCTCCGGAGTTATCTTCTACAGATTCAATTTCTATTCCTTGACTTTTAATATTTTGTAATACACTATCTACTTCTTTTGCTGCATCACCATAGTCAGAATTAAACTTCATTGCGTCTTTTATCTTTTTTGTAAAATCATCTACTCCACTTTGAACTTCTGGTGAAAAATCTGATTTTTTATCAACTTTTGGTTTATCTGCTTTTGGTTTATCGGCCATATCTTTTATATGTTTATGTATATCACCGAGAGCCGCATTTCCATATTCATCTTTACCCCTAACAATTTTTACTAATTCTATTGGGTCATCAACAGATACACCCGCATCTTTAGCCATTTTGTTTATTATCTCTTCTCTTTCTTCATCATTAAAAGACCTGATATGAGCATCTGGTTCATATCCATATCTCTTTTCAAACTCAGGGTCATCATCATAGTAAGTAGGTTCATATAACTTTTTCTCATCATCACCATCTCTATCAAAATCAGAACCACTTAGTTTACCTGGGTCGTCTTCGCCTTTTTCTTCTTCTCCACTTTTGCTATCTTCTGGGTCTTCATAGTCACCACCTTTTAGTGCATCTTTATAATTGTCTTTGTTTGTAAATGTGACAATCTTACCAGATTCTTTACTTTTTAAATTGTAAGTTTCTTCTTCAAGTAGTGGTTCTATTACACTATCTTTAATAATATCTTTTAGTTTAATCATTTTATCTTCCCATAGTACCAAGACTTGTATACATCCCAGTATGTTTAGTAAACATCTTTTGTAATTGGTCGTTATAAACACCTTTTACTTTTGATTTAATTTTTAAATTACCACCTCTCATCTGAATAAATTCCATGTTATATAAGTCTCTACCTCTGTCTAAATCTATTCTAATATAATTTACACCTTTGGAATTTCTACCAATCTTAAAACCCATTCCTTTAGGGCCTACTGCAAAGTTTTTTGCTCCAGTCATCATAATAAATTTATTACCACCTAATTGTTTTAAGGTTTCACCTGCTTGTCTCTTATCCATTCCTTCAACCAAACTCATCTTACCATTGGTTTTTACTCGTATAAGATTCATCTTACCATATTTACTTCCCATCTTCTTCATATGTTTCTTAACTTTGTTTAAGTTATTATCTTTGAAGTACACTTGGTCATAGTCTTGTTTCTTATCGTTGTATTTATCTACGATAGCAAATACATCTTCATTTACGGATTCTTTAAATGTTTTCTTAAACTCTTGTGATATCTTATTCAATGACTGCATCAACTTAGGTTCTTTTTTAACATTCTTATCATATATGGTAATTTTACCATTAGGAGCAATATGAGCTATATCTTTAAAATCACCAGACTTCTCTTGGTTTCTATCATATACGGTCATACCATTGCCTTTGAATCCTGCACCAGTATCAAATTTTCCGAATATTCCTTCATTTACAGATTCGTTATTTCTTGCCCACTCTTGATATGCTCCCCACATACGACCTAATGCTTTAATTGCATTTTCTGATGATTTACTCCACTCATCATTTTTTGCTAACTTCTGTAAATCTTTTGTCATTCCTAAAATTTTCTTTTTAAGAGTTTTATCATCATACATCCCTATACCTTGGACTTGAATTTTTCCTTCAGATATATGAGGATTTTTTTGTGTTGTACTATTCCAACTTCTAATTAATTCAATAAAAGGCCCCATATGTTTTTTGTACATTTTTAAAATAATCTTTTCGTCTGTTCTATCACCTCGCATTTTAGTAGCCATTTTACCTAAAACAATAACTTCTTGTTCAAATTTTCTAAC